CTTGGCAAAAAAAGAACCGTGACGTTTATGTCGCGCGGTATGACCGCCGTTGAAAGTTCGCCGAACCGTGACAACACCGACAGAAAATACAAGCCCAAAAGCGCGCACGATTGCCCGTCGGTCGGCGGCATTATGGATTTATATAAACAAGGGTCGCGCAAACTTTGGTATATTCCGTGCAATAGTTGCGACGAATATTTCGTGCCAGATTTTGAGCGGTTAGAGTGGGTCGAAAGTGAGTCGATTTTAGAAAGCGCCGAAAGTGCGGTTTTAGTTTGCCCGCATTGCAACCACGCGCACGATCATAGCGAAAAGCGGGAACTTAATTTGCGGGGGTTATGGTTGAGCGACGGACAAACCGCCACAAAGTCGGGAAAAATTAAAGGCGAACCGATTTACAGCGATACGGCGTCGTATTGGTTTCGCGGTGTTATGGCAACTTTTCAAACCTGGCAATCGCAAGTCAGCGACTACTTAAACGGGTTAAAACGATTCGAGGAAACCGGCGACGAAACTTTGTTAAAAACGGCCGCGAATATAAATCGCGCCGAAGTTTACACGCGCCAAGCGTCTAAAATTGAAATGTTACCAGACGAATTTCAGGACCGCGCCGAGGATTTAGGCGAAAAGGTCGTGCCCGCCGGTGTGTTGTTTTTAATAATGACAATCGACGTTCAGGCGCAACGGTTTGTCGTTCAGGTAACGGGATTCGGCAAACACGGCGAATCGTGGGTCGTCGATCGCTTTAGTTTGCGCGAATCGAATCGAAAAGGGTCCGACGACGAACCGTTGCCGATGAACCCCGCAAGTTATGCAGAAGACTGGGAACTTTTAGAAAAAATCGCAATCGGTAAACGCTACGTTTTAGCCGAAGACAGTTCGCGCGAAATGTCAGCAAAACTAACTTTGTGCGATTCGGGCGGCTACGCTAAAGACGCGTCGAAAGGCGAAACCGTGACCGAAAAAGCCTATAATTTTTATAGATCACTGAGAAAACGCGGCAAACATAGAAACTTTTATTTAATTAAAGGCGGTTCGCGCAATGATGCGCCGCGCGTAAAAAAAGCTTTTCCCGACGCGCAGAAAAAAGACAGGCACGCCACCGCGCGCGGCGAAATTCCGGTTTATATGCTAAACTCGAATATGTTAAAAGATATGATACGAAATGACCTAGACCGACCCGAGCCAGGCGGCGGCTTTGTGCATTTTCCGGATTGGCTACCGACTTGGTTTTATAATGAATTGACCGCCGAAACGCGCACGCCGTCGGGTTGGAAAAAAACAGGCAAGCAACCGAACGAAGCTTTTGATTTAATGTATTATGCGAAAGCCGGTTATTTAATTTTAAATTGTGAGCGCGTCGACTGGGATTCGCCGCCAAAATGGGCCGGCCATTACAGCGAAAACCCGTTCGTTTTTACAATTGGCGAAGAAAAACCCGAACCCGACAAGAAAAAACGCAAGCGTCGTTCGGTCGCTGATATTGCAAAGCGTTTAAATTAATGCAATAATTTTTAAATCAATAAATTCGAGTTTAGATCATGGCATGTGACCCGAACGAGTGCGGCGAACTATTACCGAAACTAAAGGCGGCATATTATGCGCTACTTTCGGGCGACCGAAAAACGTCGTTTCGTTACCGTGAACGCACAATAACGTACCAGGCAGCGACGCCGGCAATTATGGCCGAGTTAAAAGCCGAGGTGATGCGCCTTGAAACTAAATGTGGTTGCGGTGCGAATGGTCGACGTAAACCGTTGCGACTAGGTCGTGCCCACCGTCGCGGGTGTTGTTAAATGAACAATAAAAAACGACGCAAGCAAGCGCGCGCACAAGCTAAGCAAAAAAACCAAGTTAAAGCGTATTTTCGCGCGGGCGACCCGCTCGAAAAAACAATGTCAGATTGGCGACCGCGCCTTCAAAGCGTCGACCAGGATTTAAACAAATTTCGCGGCGGCATGATTGCCCGAACCCGTGATTTAATTAGAAACAACGGCTACGCGCAATCGACCGTTTATTCGTTTCTCGATAATGTCGTCGGCCATTTTTTCAATTTACAGCCAACGCCTAGTTATTTGTTGCTCGACAGATCGTTCGAGTGGAAAGCCGAATATTCTAAAATACTTAAAGCGCGTTGGAACGCGTGGGCAAACAGCCCGTATAATTACGCCGACTATTACGACGAATTAACTTTTGTTCAGCTATTACGCCAAGCGACATACAATTACATTGTGGACGGTGAATGTTTGGGTATTGTGCGCTATAGGGGCGGCGCGGGTCGCTATCGTTTAAAGTTGCAACTAATATCGCCCGAACGACTCAGCACGCCCGAAAGTGAGCGCGCAAACCCCGACATCATAGAAGGCGTGCAGATCGACAAAAACGGCCGCGTCGTGGGTTATCATATATGCGATAAACACCCAAGCGAAAGCGGTGCAAAAACTTGGAAGTATATCGCGAAGCGTTCGACAACCGGCCGAAAGCAAGTGATTCATCTATTCGATAAAGAGCGACCCGCACAAAAACGCGGCCGTTCGATATTTGCGCCGATTATTCAGCAATTTAAACTATTAGATGACTATAAAATCACCGAAAACGAACGCGCAATCGCGCAAGCTATGTTCGCGGCGGTTATTTCGTCAGATATGCCGAGCGCCGACGCGTTCGCCGCTTTGGGCGCTGAAATGGACGACGACTCGACACCATACGAGAACTTTTTAGAATGCCAGGCAGATTTTAAAGACGCAAGCGGCGGATTAGCTATTAACGGGTCTAAGGTCGCCCACCTTGCAACCAATGAAAGCCTAGACATCATTAAAAGCGATTCGCCTAATACAGCCTATGGGCAATTTACCGACGCCAACGTGCGCGAAATTGCGTCGGGCACGGGTTTGTCATATGAGCAGACATCGAAAGACTATTCGAAAACGACATATTCGAGCGCGCGAACGGCAATGATCGAAACTAGCAAGCGTTTCGCGACAATGCGCGGCGATTGCCCGCAAAAATTGGCAAACGAACTATATTCGCTATGGTTAGAGGAAGATTTAGAACTTGTGAGCGGCTACCCCGACGCAACCGTCGTTCGTTTTGCTCAGTTTCCGGCCGCGTGGGTTTCTGCACAATGGTTAGCGCCAGGCAAAGGCGAAATCGACCCGCTTAAACAATCACAAGCCAGTAAAAATAATTTAGAATTAGGTCGAACAACGCTTGCCGACGAAGCCGCCGATTTAGGTAAAGATTTTGACGAAATAACAGAGCAACGCGCCTACGAACAACAGCAATTAAAAGAATTAAATTTAACGACGGTAACCGTCGAAAGCGATCAGGTGATAGAAAATGACGACGAATAACATTCAAGGCAACGCGCCCAAATTTGTGCGAAATATGGCCGGCGACGTCGAATTAAATATTTATGATGAGATTGGATTTTGGGGAGTAGATCAAAACGACTTCAATCGTGAATTGAAGTCGTTAAACGGTGAACCGTTGACGGTCCGAATTTCGAGCAACGGCGGCGCGGTCGACGACGCGATCGCAATGTATAACATGCTTAAATCGTATTCGGGCACCGTAACCACGATAAACGATTCGATCGCAGCAAGCGCGGCGACTTTGATATTTTTAGCCGGCGACGTTCGCAAAGCGTCGTCGATGTCGTCTTTTATGACACACAAGCCAATGGCCGGCTTTTACGGTAACACCGACGAAGTTGTCGAATTTAATTCAATGCTTGAACATTACAACGGCGTGATTTTAAATTCGTATATTGCCGGCGGTATAGACGAAACCACGGCCGCGACTTTGATTAATTCGGGCGACTATTGGTTCAACGCCGAGGCCGCTTTAGAAATGGGATTTATTAGCGAAATGACCGACGCCGAACCGGTGCAAAATAGCGTCGATTTAACTAAATTTGCAAACGTGCCCGATTTTGTGTTAAATAGTAACTCTAAGACGAGCGCGACCGTTCAAGCGGTGGCGGCTAGTGTTAAAAAACCGGAAAACCAAAAAACAGAGGTTCCAATTATGGCAGATGAAAACGCCGTAAGCACAGCCGACCACGAACAAGCGGTCGCCGATGCTGAAAAGAAAGGTTTTGTCGATGCGCTAGACCGCGTCAACAAAGTCAACGCGCTAGAGAGTCGCAAGGGCCGCGAGGCAACCGCCGACAAGCTTTTAGCCAATGCAAGCATGACAGTCGACCAGATCGACGACATTTTGCAAACTATGCCCGCCGCGCAAGTTGCGCCGGTTCTCGATTTATCCGACGACTTGGGCGATTTATCAGCAAACGACGACGCCGGCGACAAGCCCGTCGACAAAGTGGCAAATTTTGCCGCGTCAATTGGTAAGGTGAAATAATATGAGCGATTCTAATTGCTGTTTACCGGGTTCCGTGACCCAAACTTGCGACCGCGATAATTTGATCGGCGATTGCACCGTGCGAACGCAACCGTTCACACTTCAAGCCGGCACCTATGCCAAAGGCGAAATTTTATTTAAGACCGGTACGGGTTCTGAACTTGTGAATCTTGCAACCGATTCAGGTTCGACCGATGCGAACGCCGTCGCGATCATGCCTTTCGATGTCGTGTTAGCTGAGAATGACGAAATGGCCGTTTATGTTGGCGGTGAATTTAACGAAGACGTTGTGACGGGTTACACCGATTTAGACGTTTTAAAAGTTACACTAACAGGCGACATTCGCTTGCGTAAATTTTATTAGGGGTTTTTGATTATGGATATTTACAGCACGCACGATCTACAGCCTATGGTTAGAATCGCGCAACCAAATACGCGATTTTTACTAAACGCTTTTTTTGCGCCTATCGTTGAATTTGACGATGAATTTATCACGTTCGACGTTGACGAAACAAAGCGCAAGCTAGCGCCGTTCGTTTCACCTTGTACGGCCGGCCGACCACGTCGCGACGAAGGTTTCACCACTAAGTCTTTCAAACCGCCTTATGTGAAGCCTAAGTCGCATGTAAAACCGTGTCGTTCGATTAAGCGCGCGCCAGGTGAAGCAATCGGCGGCGAGCTTTCGAGTTCGCAACGATTCGACATTGCTTTAGCCGACGAACTTCGCGACCACGCGAACGAAATCGACGCGCGTTTAGAGTGGCAAGCGGCGAAATGCCTTGTCGACGGTAAATTCACCGTGAGCGGTCCAGACGTACCCGAAAGCGAAATCGATTACGGGCGCGACGCGTCACTTTCGACCACCGCTGACGATTGGGACACACCAACGGCCGATATTCAATTCGACATCGAACAGGCCGCCGGTAATATCTTGAACCTTATAGGTTCGGGCGCTACTGATGTTGTCATGGACACTAAAGCGTGGGAACTTTTCCGCAAAAATAACGACGTTAAAGAGTTGCTCGACTTGCGAAACGGCGGTTTAGACGAACTTAATATCGCCCCAGAGGTCGGCGCGCGTTCGTTTTATAAAGGCTTGTATGGTTCGCTTCGACTTTGGGTTTATAACGACCAATACGTCGACGACAACGACTTGTCGCAAGCGTTTTTACCCGCTTACACCGTTCTAGTGATCGCCAACGGGCCGCAAGGTTTGGAAGGTTATCAGGCTTTCGGCGCAATTCAGGACGTCGGTAATTTGGTGCCACAAGCTATCTACACTAAAATGTGGGAAGAACAAGACCCGAGCGCGATGTGCGTTCTAAGTCAAAGCGCGGGTATTGTTATACCTTCGCGAATGAATGCGGTCGCATATATTGACGTGACACCGTCGTCGTAAAAGCCGGCAATATTAAAGGGCGGCAATAGTCGCCTTTTTTTTTCAAAAATTAAAGGGTTTTTTTATGGCGACAAAAATTTTCGACATAAACCCGACGTCGTGGGTTAAAGTTGCGACCGGTTCGTGTATGGTTGACACCGCGCACCATTGCCGAACGGCTAAAGTTACGACGCAGCAATCAGGAACGCCGGACCCCGCCACGCTTGCATATCACACCATAAGCAGCACCGACGCGCGGGTTTTTTCTAACGGTTGCGCGCATTCTGTTTGGGTCATGCTTGAAATGAAAACCGAAAGATACGACGAACTTATTTTAGAAGGTCAAAGTTTTTACGTCGTCGTCACTGGGGATAATTTAGAATGACAACAACCGTTATGTTTTGCCCTAGTACACCGGCGGGCGGTTCGGCCCCTGGTGGTTATTCTAACACGTTGGCCGGTTCGTGGGTTCAAGACGTCGCCGGTAATATTTACTGGTTAGAAACCGCCACCGACACCGAAGGCAATGTCACTTATATTTATTATGATCAGCCGGGCGGCTCAATTGTAACGCCGACGGGCGACGTTTCGCCGGTTCTCGATTCTAACATGCAGATCATTAAGCGCGCCGACGACGTGAACGGCGACGGGTCGGTAATCAATACGTTTTATCGTTTAAACATTTATGACGCCGACGGCGCGATTTTGTCGTCGGTTACGCAATCGGCCGACGGCACCGGTTACACCGTGCAAGGTAACGAAATCGACCCGCAAGACGAAGTCGAAGAAATATTGAAGGAAGGGAACAGCAACACAGCGTCGCTTGTCACTTCAAATAACTCAATTGCGCAAAGTGTTGTCGAATTAAACCAACGCGCGGCCGGTTCTTTTATAAATTTTAATTTCGACGAAGTTAATTTGAGTTATGTTGCAACGGGCGCGGCGACGGGTGAAATTGAAACGGCGGTTTATAGTTTGGGTGGTAATGTCGTCGGCACCGTTAGTTTGACGTATGACGCGGCGACCGGCGATTTAACTAATGTTGTAAGGGCTTAGCATGACGTTAACTTTTGACCCGTTTACGGGCATTATATCGGATAAATTAAAATATATTCGTTTCGGTAATGTTGACGAGACGCCGTTGCCTGGGTTTGATACAACGACGCCCACCGATGTGCCGGCAATGATCGCGACGATTGAAAAGGCCGGTGATTATGTTTTTTTCGGGATTTTAAATTTAGAAAGTAATCAGAATTTAGAGCTTGAATTATTTATCGCTTTAAACGGCGTTACGATCGACACGCAATTAGTTAGCGATGAAGGTCGAAAAAAGAAAAATCAATCTATTCAGGGAACTTTCGCGCTCGACAATTTAGTACCAGGCGACGTTGTTACTTTTAGACTTGACACCGACGGCGATAATGTGACATTAACTAATCGACGTTGGCTTGCTCAATCGTGGGCGTAGATTGCAAAACGTGTATAAATTCCGGTTGTTGCAGACTTGTTATAGAAGTTTCGCGCGACGAATTTTATTCGTTACCTGAAAAAATAAAGCGCGAATTTGTAAAGTATAGCGACAAATTTATCGCGCAAAATCCAAAACATGCCGGTCGCGAACTTTTCTTTGATGAAATGTATTTGGAAAATTTTGCGGTAATGAATAAAAGTGAGGACGGTTTGTGCCCATTGCTAAACCGTGCAACAATGTTATGCGGCGTTTATGAGGAACGCCCGCAAGTTTGCCGAGACTATACGACGGACCGTTGCGAAAATATAAGGGTTTTAAATGTTAGTTGTTGAATATTTCGAAGGTAAAGACACCGAAATTTTTAATCATTTTGTAAAGTCTAATTTTGCCGATGTCATTTCGATTGTACACGATACCGACGCACGCGAAGTTCGTGTCGAAGGTCGATTGAACGACGCCGAAAAATTAGAAATTTCAAGTTTTTACACCGGTTTGCCTATTATTTCGCCTATAGACAAAGCTAAAAAAAGTTTAAGTGTTCGAGTAAATAACCACCGCGACGAATTGGCGACGGCTACTTTTCAACATGAGATCGACGGCGTTGTTTATAATTTCGATTGTAACGATCGAAGCGCAATTCGATTGACTGCTTTAGTTACCGGTGCTACACACCACCGATCCGCGGGTTTAGAGTTTTCGCAAGTTTGGCGAACATCGGATAATCAAAATATATTATTAAGCGCCGACGAAGCGATCGCGCTTTTTGCTAGTGCCCGCGAACACGAAAGCGACGTCGTTTTCAAGGCGGTGCATATTAAAGAATTGATCGAAAACGCTGATTATGCTAGCGTTGAAGAAATCGAAAGTATAAACGCCGTTCAACTTTGGGAGTCGACCCCGTGGCCGCTCATGTAATTTTATTTAAAAAAGAATCGACATTAATTAGTCGCGCAATCGCAAAAGTGACTAAATGCGACATAACACATTCGGCAGTTTTATTCGACGGCGCGTTGTTTGACGCGTCAGAAATTCGCGGCGAATTTGGTCGCGCTAAAATTAAAAAATTGCAAAATCGAAAAGTCGAAATTTATCATTTAGGCGCAAGCGACGCGCAAGTCGAGACCTGGTTAGTAATGAACCACGGCAAAAAATACGATTATTCGGGCGTTTTACAGTGGTTATTATTTGGCTTGTTTGGTCAATTTTTTAAACAAACGCGCTTAAATCAGCGGTCCAAAGTTTATTGTTTTGAAGCGACCGCGAGTTTAATTAATAAAGTAACAGGTTTAAAATACCCGCAAAACATTAGCGGCGACCACCTTCGCCGAACTTTGGGTCGCGCGGTGTTTAAAGGTCAATTAAAAGAGTTTTTAAACGATGCCTAGCGATTGGCTCGACCCGACATTTCAATCGCCTTTTGAGGCGTTGAAAGACGACGAATTAAAAAACGTCTTAGCGTGCGCCGGCCAGTGGGTCGATTTTACCTTCGCCGACAGTTTGCCGGCCGAAAGAATATTCGCTTATTTTGAGCGCGAACACGAGACCGTCGCGATTGGTCCAGACGTTGACTTTTCAACGCAAACGACTATCGTAGAATGTCGCTATTCTGATTTTGCGAACGTACCTTGTCAGGGTGACTTTGTGCAAGTGGTCGAAACTTTGGGCGGTGTTCAGTTGACTTTAAATTTTGTAATTGACGACCGACACGAACCCGACGAACAAGGCGCGATAATGTTCGAGTTAAAACTAATTGACGGTACAAGGGCGGCTATATAATGGCATACGTTCGCGAACAACTTAGACAAGCTATTTTCACGGCCTTAAACACTAGCGCCGACGTTTTGGCTTTGGTTGATTTTGAAAACGTTAATTTAGAACGCTTCGAGTTATTCCAAACTAAAGACATACACCGAAACAAGGCTCCTCAGTTTCCGGCGATTAATATAATATTAAACGACGACGCCCAGGCGCAAACCGTCGGCAATTGTTCAAAGTTTGAAATTGAACAAGTCGTCGAAATCGAATGTTATGTGAACGGCGTCGACAATTACGGTTCAAAAATCGACGAACTTGTCGTCGCAGTAAATAAAGCACTTTACGCGGTGCCCAATTTAGGTTTAAAAATTCGCGGCGGTCCTCGTTTCGACAATTCGCGTATGTCTAAGGACCTAAGCGAAAGCCTTTACGCGGGGCGCGTTTTAAATTACACTTACTTTTATACGGTCGATTTAAGCGACCCCGAAATTTTAATATAGGTGATAAAATGACAACTTACAGAGGTTGCGAAGGTAAAGTAATTTTTGACGACGGGAGCGGCGCGCAAACAGTCGGCGAAGTGACAAGCGTTGAAGTTACCGAAACCGCGAATAATAACACTTACAAAGTTTTGGGCAGTTGCGCCGATCGCACCGAAAACTTGGGTACGGGTTGGTCGTTATCTATTGAGGGCCGTTATTGCAATACGGACCCCGGGCAAGTGCAGATGTCGGTCGGTGATATTATCGCCTTTCAATACTTTCCAGGCGGCGACACGATCGCAACGCCGCCAGAATACGCGGGCAATATCCGCATAGACGAATTAACAATCAGCGCAAGCGCCGACGAAACCGTCACTTTTAGCATGAGTGCAACGGGCGACGGTGAATTGTCGAGACTTAATACATATTAACTAAGTTAAAATTAAAGGGCCTAAAATGAGCATTATTGCAAAGTTAAAAACCGACTTTTTACCGAAAGTGACGGCGTTAAAAAGTGTCGTCTATAATTTTGAAAACGGCGAAAGCGAAACCGTATTTTTCAGAGCAACGGCGAACGCCGCGCAAACTGATAAATATTTGCCTTTATTAAGCGAAAATAAAATCGAAGGTTATGTCGAGTTAATTTTAGCGCGCGCATTAAATCAGGACGGTTCTAAAATGTTCGCGCCGAAAGATAAAGTCGACTTAATGAAAAACGTCGACCCCGAATTTTTAACCGAAATCGGTAACGCGATTTTAGGCGTAGACGAACAAAGTGTCGAGTCTGAACAAAAAGAACGGCAAGAAATCGCAAAAAAGTAAGGACCGACCCCGACGTGCAATTCGCGTTAAGTTTAGCCGAACACCTAAGCATGACAGTTTCGAAAATGCTTCAAGAAATGAGCGACGCCGAGTTTATTTACTGGCAAGAAACTATGAGAATGCGAAACCAAAAATCGAAGGCTTAAAAAATGGCAAGCCCAAACGCGAAAATTACGATTTCGCTAATAGACAAAACGAAAAAGGGTTTTGGCTCTATTGGTAAATCAATGAAAGCCACGCGCGCCGCCGTTAATTCAACGAAAGGCGCGGTCGCGGGTTTAGCGGGTGCGGCGGGTTTGGGTTTATTAACGAAAGCTAGTTTCGAATCAATCGACGCGACCGCAAAACTAGCCGACGCCGTGGGCATATCTACTGAAAAACTTGGTGGTTATCAATTTTTAGCGGGTCAAGCCGGCGTAAGTAGCGAAGCCTTAAACAATTCATTTAAGAAACTTGCTAACTCAGTCGGTGAGGCGTCAATGGGCTTTGGTACGGCCGCACCCGCGTTTCGTGAGTTAGGTTTAAGCGCGCAAGACTTAGCAAAAGCAAACCCCGACGAACAATTCAAACGAATAGCAGAGGCAATAGGGCAAGTCGGCGACCGTTCAACGCAAGCGGCTATCGCGCAAGACATATTCGGCAAAAAGGGAATTGATTTACTTAATGTGCTAGACAAGGGCCGCGAAGGTATCGAGGCATACCAACGCGAAGCCGAATTGTTAGGCGCAACATTTAACAGAGTCGACGCGGCAAAAGTTGAAGCGGCAAACGACGCATTTGACAAACTAAAAACTATATTCACCGGATTTTTTAACCGCGTCGCCGTTACTCTTTCGCCTTTAATTATCGGCATTGCTAAAGATTTGCAGAAAGTAATAATCGAGGCGGGCGGCTTTCAAAAAGCTATAGATTCTGCTTTTCGTTTCGCGGTTCGCGCGACCGGTGTTTTTGCCGACGGCGTTCGCGGCATTCAAATTGCTTTCAATTTATTAAAAGGCGTTGCGGCGGCGGTTATTGGCGGCATTAGTTTGGGTAAGTTTGTCGGGGTTATTGCTGACATTTCAGGTAACGACGGATTAAAACGCGCAAGCGAAGCTATGAAAGAGTTTCAATCGACAGCGTTCGACACCTTCGACACGTCGACGGCGAAAGCTAAAGAACTCACATTGTCTGTACTGCCTAGCGAAGTGATAAAAACGAAAGTCGCAGAATACAAAACTTTCGCGAACACTATCGCCACCGAAAACGCAAAAATTGCTAAAAGTAATACTCAGGCGGGCGGCGGTGGCATAACAGACGCGGCCAAAAAAGAACAAGAAAGAATCGCGGCAAAATTTGCGCTATTAGAAGCCGAAACAATGGGCGAACTTGCGTTAAATAAACAAAAGTTAGACGCGAAATTAGCTCAAGACTTGGAATTTTTGACAAGCGCCGAAGCGTTGCGGGTCAATGGTGAAGCAAATACGAACGCCCTAGTCGAAGGTTTAAGAAGTGACCACGCCGCCAAAATGTTAGCTTTAGAGCAAAAAAGCGTCGCTGATATTTTAGCTACCCAAATAGACTACTCGCAAAGTTCGGTCGGTTTAAATGCTCAGCTAGCCGACAGACAAGCGAATATCGACGCTTTAAGCGCGGCGGGTAAAAAACAGCTAGCGGTTACGGCTTTTCGTGACACGTTGGCGATCGCCGCCACCGGTTCGAAAAAGATATTTAAAATAAATAAGCAGCTCGCGCTTGCGGACGCCGTTATAAATGGATTTAGAGCAATTCAAAGCGGCTTCGCGACAACGCCGTTTTTTCCGGTCGGCATAGCGATGGGCGCGCTTGCCGCCGTCAAAACAGCGGTCCAAATTAAGGGTATTCAGTCGCAAACCTTCGCCGGCGGCGGTTCAAAACCTAGCGCAAGTGGTGGCGGTTCGGCGGCGGTGCCTTCGGTGCAATCGCAGCAACAACAAACACCCCAATCGGCGCCAACGGTTGAAGGTCCGGCAATACGTGAAAGAAAGGCGAACATTGTCGTTTCGGGCGAAATTGACACGCGCGAAAAAACTTTAATGTTCGCGAAAAATTTAGTCGAATTAACAAAAGACGGTTTTACCGATTTAGACATTGTATTAGGGGCCGAGGTATGACGCCGATTGTTACAAGGGCACCAGAACAAACGCACGACGCTTTAATCGCGTATAGTAATGCGGCTACGACAGCAAGTTCGATCACAGCGACAAGCACCGACGGCGACAACGTGGCGTCGAATATGTTTAACGGCTTTACGTTTGACGGTTGGAAAGCAGACGCGGCCGGCACGCAACACGTTCAAATAAACTTCACCGCGCCGGTTACGGTTGATTATTTCGCGTTTTATAATACCGACGCAAGCGAAAACGGCGCGACAATAAAGTTTCAATATTCAAGCGGCGGCGGTTTTGTAGATGCGGTTTCAATATTGCCGATTGATAATTCGCCGCAACTTTCTACATTCGCACATTCGCGCCAGTTAGCGCAACGGCGTTTCGTGTGGTAATTGAAAACGCAACGTCGCCGACAATGCTTTCGGTCGCGTCGTTCGGTGAATTTTTGCCGATTCCTTTCGGCTTAGAAAATAGTTTTAATTCGCCGCACAATTCGCAGCAATTTAGCAACATTACAAACGCAAGCGAAACCGGTAATTTTATCGGGCGAAGTGTTCGCAAGCAATCGAGCGACTTTACCGTTTCGACTAGATTGTTACAATACGATTGGTTTATTCAAAATTGGCGACCGTTTATTCGGCACGCTGAAAGACGGCCGTTCTTTTTTAAATGGTCAGATTCGACCTACACCGACGAAGCGGTTTATTGTTGGACCGTTGAAAAAATACAGACGCCGGTTTTTACGGACGAACATTTTATGTCGTTTAGTTTGGATTTAAAAGGGCTAGTCACTTGAGCTATTTATCTGAACGCAAAACGTCGGGTCGTCGGCCGTTAATGGTTGTCGAAATTGACGTCGATACTTGCTCGAATGAATACGGCGTTTTACCGTGTTCGGCGGTTTTGCCTGAGCCTGGCTTTCAATGTTTTAACACTTTTTCGACTTGCCAGGACCGAGGCAATTTTAATAAATCCACTAAAACGCTAAGATTTTGCGAAGACGTGGCCGGTTTACCTGTTGATTTTGGCGCAATACCTTCGATAAAAATTCAGGGCGTCACACTCGACCCGACAATAATCGACCCCGCCAAAACTTTAGGCATTAGAGCAAAAACCACGATTAATTTTACCGACCACCCCTACACCGACAATATAACCGACCCATATGTGATCGCCCGACAATATGACCCTTTAGAACGCGGGACTTTTTGGGGTAAGTTTCTTGCGAGAAACCCGAACTATGAAGGTCGAAATCTTCGCGTTATTGTTGGTTATTTAAACGACGACGGGCAATTCGAAGCCGGACCCGAACGGCTTTTTTTAATTGATAAAATCGAAGGGCCAGACAGCGCCGGCAATGTGCGCTTAATTGCCAAAGACATTTTAACGCTAGCGGAAAATAAAAAGCAAAAATTACCGAAGGCAAGCAACGGCAAATTAAACGGCGCAATAAATGCCACGCAAACAACATTCAGCGTCGACAATGGTTCGCAATACGACGCGTCGGGCGTGATTGCAATTAATAAAGAATTGTTGAATTTTACCCGTTCAGGTAATAATTTTACGGTTTCGCGCGGTCAATACGGCACGCCGGCCGCGCAGCAATCTGATAAGAGCACCGTTCAACAATGCTTAAGTTATACCGACGAAAATGTTAAGTTATACCGACGAAAATGTGATCGACATAGTTCGCGATCTATTATTGCGCGTCGATGTCGACCCGTCGTTTATTCCGTTCGCAGAGTGGACGCAAGAAAAAATAGATTGGTTAGAATTTAACGAATATAGTCGAGTAATAAGCAAGCCGACCGGCGTTTCGCAGCTTTTGAACGAATTGTGCGAGCAATCGCTTATTTCGATTTGGTGGGATGAGCGCGTACAAAAAGTTAAATTGAAGTCGATGTCGCCACCGCTCGACGTTGCATCAATTCCGACAATTACCGACGACGCGAATTTTATCGAAGGTTCGTTGAAAATTGATCGTTTGACCGATCAGCGTTTAACACAAGTTTGGTTATATTCGGAACTTGAAAACCAAATAAGCGACAATAAAAAACAGGAAAATTACGAACGCGTCGACGTTGTAATCGACGCCGACAGCGAAGCATTATACGGCGACGTGCGCGAAAAGATAATTTTAGGAACTTGGCTAACTGATGTCACAACAGCGGTTAAACTGGATATAACGACAAAAACAATTAATAAATTTAAAAATTCACCAATAAAAGCCACTTTTTCGCTAGACGCTAAAGATTCGGATATTTGGACCGGTTCGATTATATTTGTAAAAACTGATAGAATACAGACAACGACCGGCGAACCGTCGACGCTAATAATGCTTGTTACGAAGGCAAAAGAAGCCGTCACGGGCACGCGTATAAACTATGAGGCGTCGACCGCGTTCGATTACGCGCAACGCTTAGGACGTTGGACAGACGACGACGCGTTACCGTATTTGACAGCGCCGGAAAGCGAAAGATTAGTGAACGGTTATTGGACAAACGACAACGGCACGAACCCCGACGGTTCAGACGGAACAACTTGGATTTAAAAGGGCGACACTATGGCGTGGGTAGATTTAACAGTTTTTGCGGGTAATCCGACGAAAGCGATCGAAGCGAACACTATTCAAGCGAACATAACAGCGCAAGCGAACGGCGACCCAGGCGCGCCAAAAAATACACTTGCAAGCATGGCCGCGAATAGTGTCGGGTTTTCTCAAATGACCGACAATTCAATCGGTCAGGCTGAAATGCGCGATTCGGCAATCGGCCAAAGTGAACTAAGGACGTCGAACGGGTCGGTTTCTTATATTGTGAATATAAACAATGTGGGCGAATTAAAAGCGAATACCATTGTTTTGCCTGGCGGTCAGTATGGGTTTTATCCTAACATACTGCTAGCAACTAACGACCTTGTGGGTCCGGGCGACTTCGACGCAAATTCGCCGTATTTTGCCGCGCAACTTTTCAGCGAATGGCAATTCGATGTCGCAGCGCCTTTAGCGGCCACGATAAGCCTTATAGGTTTTGCCGGTGCAAGACCAGAGCTGGACGGCACAATAACCGCGCAACAAAGGTATATGACAGCGTCGCCGCCGTATAACTTAGGTAATGGCGATTGTTCGCATTTTATATTTGTTAAACTTGCGTCGAATGGCGATATTATATCGACATATAGCGCCGGCGCGCCACCGTGGGCGTACAATGGGCCGACAGATATTCGACCCGACGAAGTCGTGACAAAAAATAAAAAGGTTCGAAAATAT